CTATCTACTTTGACGAAGCACACAACAGTGTGAAGCGTAACTTCTTTCCTGCGACTGAACACTTCAGTCATGAGGCAGATCGTTGCTTCTTCTTTACTGCAACACCAAAACATTCTGCCACCATCTTCAAACCTGGCATGAATGATGGTTCTGTCTATGGTCAGGTAATCTGCAAAGTCTCTGCCCCTGAGTTGGTTGAGGGTGGATACATTCTCCCACCAAAGGTTGTTGTGAAGCAACTGGATATGGTACAGGACAAGCAGATGATTGCTGACCGTGACAGTCAGAATCTCCTGGACACGATTGATGACCAGGAAGTCAAGAAGGTTCTGATCTGTGCTCGTTCTACCAAACAGATTGTCAAACTTGTCTCTCAGTCTGACTTCTGTCTCCAACTGGAGAAGCGTGACTATTCTTGGATGTATATCACTGCCAAGACTGGTGCTATCATTGACGGTCGCAAAGTTGATCGTGAGGAGTTCTTTGAGACTCTGAACGCCTGGGGTAAGGATTCCACCAAGAAGTTTGTTGTTCTTCACCACTCTATTTTGTCTGAAGGCATCAACGTCAGTGGTCTGGAAGCAGTATTGTTCATGCGTAACATGGACTTTGTTGGTATCTCTCAGTCTATTGGTCGTGTAATACGTCTAGGAGGCGCTGAGAAGACGTTTGGACTGGTTTGTGTTCCAGTCTATGATAAAGTGGGTATCAGCACTTCTAAGAGCGTACAGGCAGTAGTTGATACTGTCTTTGAAAAGGGTGATCCTGCCATCAGTGTCATTCGGAGGTAACTATGAAATGTAAAGTACAACTCTATGTTGCAGGTCAAGTCTTCTATGAAGAAGTGATCTGCCGTGACTATCAACATGCGAGAAAGATTGCACTTGCTCGCAATCCTGATGCCAAAATTATTAGTGTAACTGCTGTATTCAATTGATGAAAAAGTCTAATCGCTGGCAAGAATACTGTGAGACTGCCTTTAACTCTATGAAGGCAAATGTACATAATTGGGGCAAGCCTGAGTTTTATCGTCCACTCACACGCATCTATTACATGGGTGTGTTTGATTGTGGCACTCCAAATCATACTGGATTCATCAGTAAAACTGCATACCAAAATAAACTAAATCGTGGTAAGACAGTGCATGACCACTATCTTTCCCCTCAGTTTATTGGGCGAATGATTCTAGACAATCCAGACAAGTACCTGACCGATTTTGAAGTATTCCGAGACATCTTCTGGAAGTCTTGTGGTACAATTATTGTAACCGCAGAGGAAAACATCAAACTCAGTCTATTGACTGAGAATAAGGGTAAAGAGTACAGAGTACATGTTCCCACTGATCAAAAGTACACACACCTGGGAATTGACTTGCTTTCACGACCTTCACAAATTAAGTCTTGGATTGGTGCTCCCATGCAAACTGTTAGTGAGAGTGATGTCTACTTTCCTGATGACCTAATTAACTATGAGAAAAACTATCTTGTAAGGACAAATGGACTCTTTGTATAGAATTGAAGAACTTTGCACAAATGATTGGAATGTAGTTGATGAGCAATCTAAAAAACTCACCAAAGAGCAAGCGACGCAAAGACTTGAACAACTCCTCGCAGAAGGATATAATCCAAACAGACTTCGTGCAGTTAGAGACAACTGATCTTCCTTATGACTTTCCACACGAACCCCCTGTCGGATATAGATACGAGACGCTTCCTTTTAAGCGTAACGTTATTTCAATTTGGACTGTATATGATCGTGGGTTTGTCTACAATGGTCATACTCCCACTCGTTGTATCTGGGGATTCTACGATACAAAAAAACAGTGTTACTACGCTCCCATCAACTCCACAAAACAAGGTGATCAAGTAGATATTGAGTCTACTACACCTTATTCTTCAATGCAACTCAATCTTAATCCTCTTGCTTATGCACTATACTCCAAAAGTTAATGATTATGTCAAATGGACAGATTCTCTTGATAAAGTGATTGAGGGATGGGTCTATTTCTTTTGCAATGAGTATATCACCATTGAGATTGGTGTGAGGGATAAGTGTGATGAAAACATCAAAGACTGTCCTATTCATAAGAAAACACACTGTTTGGTGTTGTGTTTCTCAGAAAATTGGAATCAGTTAGAATACATCAAACGCAGAGATTGTAAAACCTGCGATCCTGTGCTATAATCAATTCGTAATCCTACAGAAAAAATGAAGTACCTGTACATTGTTGATCACTTTTGCCCTTTCCCCACTTCAGAATATGGTGGAATCTGGAATGTTATTGCTGAAAGTGATGAGGAGTGTTTTGATCTGATCACAGAACATGATCAGGAGTTTAATACAGAATACTACGGTGTTCTGCGTGAGCACATTCAAGGTGCAAGAGTCTACGGTCTTTCCGAGGATCTTGACTCATGTGTTGTGGAATCTTTCACGACTTGAGGACAGTTTGATAAGTGGCACACGGGGGGTTTGATGCCCCCCTTTTTGATGCCATACTAACGGAGTGATCGGGACACACCTGATCCTCACACCATTTTCACTTCCGACATGGCAACTCGCTCTCGTATCGGATACCAACTCAAGAATGGTATCGTCTCTTCGTATCATCATTGGGACGGAAGTCCATCATGGTTGGGCAAGACTCTGGTTCAGCACTATAACACTGCTGAGAAAGTCACCGCACTCATTGATGGTGGTGATATGTCCTCCTGCTGGTCTAACAGCATTTGGGGTGAAGATCTTCCTGAGGGTGAATACTCTCCCGAGTATTATACTGCCCGTGGTGAAGATATGAGTGATGTTGCACCTCAACTGGCTGAGTCTTTCACTGAGTATATGGATCAGTGCAAGAACTGTGATGCAGAGTATGCTTACATCTTCAATGATGGTGAGTGGTTCTGCTATGATTCTTATGAGACTCCTGGCAAAGTTGTTGACATCCCCCAACCCGCTGCTGTATAATAGATCATGAGTTGAGGATCTTCATGACTACCGAAGTTGACCTTCCAATCGGTATCCCCGATTACTATCGTGAGGATCTCTACTCATATGAGTGGGAAAAGGTTCTTGACAATGCTATCCAGCGTTCTCAAGAACTTGGTGTTACACTTGACTTCTACCTTCTTGAGTTCTCACAATGAACGACATTCTCATCAAAGATTGTGCTCTTGACAAGTCCATCAAGATCTCATTCAGTGAGTTTTATGATCTCAAAATCGGTCTTGAATGTGCCATTGACGAGTACAGTTCTGTGAACATGAGCAAAGAAGTCAAAGACTTCAAGAAACTTATGAACAAGATCAACAAGTTCATCAACTGATTCAATTTACCAACAAACACACTCTTTTCACCATGACCATGCTTTACGACCAAGTTGACTTTGATCTTCGTGATTACATTGAAGATTCCTGGGAGACTTTCCTTGAGTCCTCTGAAGATGATTGGAATCCCACTGGTATTGTGGAGAATCTTGATCAAGAAACTCTGAAAATGCTGGAGGATTTCTAGAAACAGTGTAGTTTTCGGAATAAATGCTCTACATATAGTAGAGCATTATTTCGTTTTTTTGTTTTTTGCGATTTTGCTCGTGAATAAAAAATACAAACTGATTCTTGCTATTCAACAAGTTGATAACTTGATTAGCATGAGTGATGGACTTGATTACGATCAGTACCTGAAAAATAATCTATACCCTGTGAAGTATGAACTGCAACGGCAGTTTTCCCTACTTGACAGAAATCGTTTATCTGACTAGAATCAAACCACTCGCACGGAGTCTCCATGGACGCTACACTCTCCAAAAACAAGAAACTCACACGATACCGCATCACTCTGGATGTGATGATTGATCGCACATCATGCGAACCACCAACCCAATGGAACTGGAAAGACCTCATGGAGTTGGAAGGAAAGGAACAGGTCAATGATGTGTACATTGAAAATCTTGGGGAGTATAAAATCTAATGGATGAAACACAATTCTTTCAGATCATGGGGATTGATGTGAAAGAAACTGACATGGAGACAACATTCATTTATGAAGAGTATTATTATGATGACTCTTCATCTAGTGATGTAACTCTGGAGTCATACGATCCCTGATGTCAATGCTTGGTGGACAGTTCAATCTCTGGCACACTGGTGCTGTTCCTGTCCACCAAACACACTATACTTGATTCAGTTCTAAAGAACACCAATGGAAAACCAACTTGATGCCGAGAAAATGATTCAGGCACTCAAGGAGATGAATCTCTCTGAAGAAGAAAGAGCAATTCTTCAGACAAAGAGAGATGCAGAAGAAATTGGCAAGAAGATTGGCAAAGTCATTGCTAGTGTTCTGATTCTTGTGATTGCTCCGACTATCATCTGGGCAGTTCTTGTGTTCATCTTTGAACTTCAGATTACTTGGTTGAAAGTATTTGGTGCATACTTCCTGTTCAATTTCATCAAGAACATCATCATTCATTCTGTCAAGAAGAACAATGGTATCTAAAGAACAACTGATTGACGCACTCTACAATGAGTATGTGTTTCTGTGTCATGATGACTTTGAACCTGGGGTTGACATTGAACCCGAAGACTATCTCACTATGTTGAAAGACATGACCTATGATGAGTTGGTTGAGGAAACTTGCACCGATGAAACTTACCACCTGAGTGAGTTTATGGAGGA